AGGCGGTCGATCTTGTAGACGACGATCACATCGACCAGACTTTCGCGGACATCTTCCAGCAGCCGTTGGATGCCAGGCCGGTTGAGGGTGCCGCCGGAGTACCCGCCATCGTTATAGGGGTCGGGCAATGCCACCCAGCCTTCGGACTTCTGCGAGGCGATGTAGGCTTCGCACGCATCGCGTTGCGCATCCAGTGAGTTGTAGGCTTGCTCCAGACCTTCCTCGGTGGATTTCCGGGTGTAGATGGCGCAGCGTAGTTTTCGGGTGAGGGTCATGCCGGTCTCCCTGCCGGTGCAAACGTTTGCAAAGCTGACCGGCGGTCGTTGGTGCAATCATTTGCAATCGGCTCGGCCTGGGGACAGTCGTTGCAATCATTTGCATTCATGCCGACCTCCGGGCGCGCAGACCGAAGAACATCCAGCCATTCCAGATCGTGCCGGTGATCGCCTTGGCAATCGACGACAGTGACTGGTACCGCTGACCCTGGAACTCGAAGTGGTCAGGCTGCACCACGACCTCGTAGGGGGTGCCCTTCCATTCTCGGATCAACTTGGTCCCGGCAACCGGGCGGTCGTCAGCGCGGCGGCTGCGAATCTTCACCTTGCCGCCATCGACTTGCTCACCCAGCACTTCCAGACGCTTGATGGTGCTGGTCTTCAATCCGCCATTAGCCAGTTCCTGCAGGCGGTAAGCCAGGCGGTTTTCCAGAAAGCGGCGGTTGTAGGGCGGCGGGTCAGAGTCAAATAAATCCCACCACAGTTGCTTCAGTTCGGGGATCGGGGTGGTTCTGAGGGCCACCACCCGGGCCAGCACATCGGTCACGGCATTCTCCTGGGGGTCAAGACACACCATGAACGCTCTGTTCGGTGGGGGTAGCAAGGGCTTTCTGGCGCTGCTGAAGACGCAGAACGCCCTGCGCCAGGATCATGGCGATCGGGCGAATTGGACTTGTCTCCGGGGGTCGAGCAAACGGCTGCTTGCTGGAGGAAAGTTCTCGATTGCGTATCAACATTTTTATATCTAATCTGGCTGCCAAGACTGTAGAAAAACCAGATCAAATGATATACATTCACGAACAGATGCTCATCCCAACGTGGCGTATTACAGGACAGCGTGGGTTATAAGCAGCGCCGAGCTTTTTTTGATTAATAATGTTTTCAGCGGGGGGCTAGATGGGCCTTGATCCTAATCCTGAAGAACTAGAGAAAACCAAGCTGGAAAACGCACGATATTCGATCAATTCCGAGGCGTTCAAGCAATGGCAAGACAAGTTCAAGAAGAAGAATGAAGTTCGCAAGTCAAAAGTCTATTCTGATGGTTGGAAACTGGTACCCATCGCTGAAACCCTCACAAAAGTGCAGAAGATTTCTACTGTGGTTAGCGACAATGACTGTCTCACACAGAATCTTCTCTATGCATGTTTTCAAGCACGGCACGCTAAAAACCCAGGGAGGGAGCTCACAGAAGGCGAAAAAAAGATTTATTCCAACAAGTTGGATCATGCAGAACAGGCACGACGAAATTATCAAAACAATGTCATCAAGAAACTCCCGAAAGTGGTTAGCCAAATCGAAACCCTGTTAGGTTTCCTGAGAACCAATAGGCAGTCGGTTGCGTCTGCTCTGGAACACTCAGCAATGACTTCGATAGGTGTTAAAGAGGTGGCGATATCGGGAGGCTGCGACTCCCCGCACATCGTAGAATCGCTCTTAACTAGGCTTGCTGACGGCTTCAAGGTCATGCAAACCGCTGATCACCCGGGGCTTCTCGACGACACAATAGATTTTGTATGCGGTCCATTCAAGTTACATCCTTGCGATGCAAAGTGCCCAACAACGGGCATCGTCAAGTCGAGGACTTTAGTTTTTCCTAGTGGCAAGAGACCGAACGTTATCGACCTGGGGTTGCTCTTCCATCTGACCTTTATTCTCCGTTACTTTACGGGCGGAAAAATGGAAGGATTCTGGGAATTAAGTTTAGCGGACGACGGATTTTTAATGTTTTCTGGTCCAATGCTAAAAGGCGGCGATCCCAAAGGCGATATTGTTGCCCACTTATTTAATGCAACGTTTGAGAAGTCGTTGGAGGACGCATGTTCCGGAGAAGATGTCAGGCTAAAATTGAAGGACCTGCTAGACAGCCCTCTCTATAAGTACGCCAAAGGGTCGAGGAGTTATTTTGACGGAGTCCAGTTTATCGGCTGGAGCTTCGACGTAGATATGCTCAACAACTAGGAAGACGCTGACCAAAGGACTGCCAAGTTGCCCGCCACCGCTCGGTGACGAGTCCTTTTGACGACCAGCCGCGACTTTCGTCAATCCTGCTGCAGTTTCCTCAGTTTTCTACCATTTTCTGCCCCGTTGCGAGCTTTTGTCTTCTCTAGGACGCAACTTGGCCGTTGCGCGCCAACAGTCGGCGCTTGACGATCCGCAGGTTGGGCGGGCCGAACAGAGCACGAAACCCTGCCGTGTTTTAAGGCAGGCAGTAGTAGTGCACCATCCTGAAGCGGAACCGGCCCGTTACGATGCCGGACGGATGCTCCACTTTCGTCCGAGTACTGGCTTCCCCCGCCATTGACACCGATACCAGTTTGCGCAACAACTCGCCCAGCACGCGGTACGTCACGTACGGCCCCTTTGCCCGGTTCATGGCGACTTGGCACCGTCAATGTGTCGTGCTCTCTGCGTTCGCCCCGTTTCTCGACGTCGGTGTAGCCCGCACTGAGAAACACACTCCTCGTGTAGTCGTGTAGCACCTGCGCGGTCTCAGTCGCGTCCCCGGCGTTCGCCGCGGCGCCCATCATCATGTGCGTCAGTCCGCTGTCGACATCGACATCAATGTGCGCGCTCATGCCGAAGGTTTGGACCAGCACCAATCCAATCGTCGTTGGCGCCGAGTCCAAGACCGGGGCTTACCGACTGCGAAATTCGCCACTAGTGCCCCCCTGTGTCAGGCGTAGATGATGACAACTCGTCACAAGGAGTGACAAGCCGAGAAACTTAATCGCAAGGAGAACAGCAATGAAAAGCAGAGATGAATCAGCGAACACCAAGGACGGGCACGGACGACTGCGTGAGAATGAAGCGGCACAACGCTTGGGCCTGGCAGTTACAACTCTTCAAAAATGGCGACAGCGGGGCATCGGTCCGAAATTCTTGAAGTTTTCCGCGCGGGTATTTTATCCCATCGAATCAATCGAGGCGTTCGAGCGTGACGCGCTGAGGACCTCCACATCCGAGAAAGCCGAAAGATCGGCGCCATGAATAACATTCAACTCGTCGCTTCCCGATTCACCGGCGCTTCGAGAACCGTCCTTGTTTTACGACTTGCCTCCGTCGCACCGCGGCATGGGGAGCATGGTCGTTATCCGCTCGGTACTTGGTTGTTTCGAGTAGCCATCAAGGTCATGACAGAAAGACGACATCAGCTGCGACGTCTCCTCGACGCCCCTTAGCTAGCGAGCTAGGAAGGCGGGTCTCGCTCGGAACGGTTTCATCATGTAATCAATCAAGCTCCGCCGCCTGCTAGCTTAAAAACATCCCAAATAGATTCTACACATCTCCCGTTTTAGGCGGGATAGGGACCCTTTTGTCCAAAATTTCTTAGGAGTATCAAAATGCCTGTCACCATAGTCAAGAACTCGTCAGCTGCCACAGAGATGAAGGTCGTAATGGAACTGGAGGAGAACCGTGAATCAGTTCTTCACCTTATGTACCCAAACGGATCGAAGTCGGGTAACGAATTCATAGTTGGGGACGTTTCTGGAAAATCCGGAAAAAGTCTCAATGTCTGCCTGTCCGCTGAGAAGCCGGGCGTATGGCACGACTTCGCAACCGGCGAGTCCGGCCAAATTCTCGCATTGATTGCCGGCCGCTACAAACTAGACCTGAAGTCGCAACGGGCTCTGGTCATAGCGAAAGCTCAGGAGCTCTTGGCGGCTGTTTCAGCCCTCCCGGCGAAGTATGTCTTACACAACACATCGCCGACCCCGACGAAGATCACCCAAGGGCTTAAGAAGGGCGCGGAGTGGGACTACCTCAATGCGGATGGCAGCTACCTCTACACAGTCATTCGTTTTGAGGACGCAGCGGGGAAGAAGGAGATTCGCCCGTATAACAAAAAGACAAACAGCCACAAGGGGCATCCCAAACCCCGCCCGCTTTACAACTTGCCGGGCATTGCCGAGTCGTCTGTAGTCATCATCGTCGAAGGAGAAAAGTGCGCGCAGGCACTTATCAACGCTGGCCACTGCGCAACGACAGCCATGATGGGAGCCATGACGCCGGCACATCACACCGACTGGTCGCCGCTTAAGGATAGGGAGGTGCTGATCTGGCCAGACAATGACGAGCCGGGGAAGAAGTACGCCATGAACTCCGCAGAGGCGGCGATGGCTGCTGGCGCTTCCTGCTGCGCAGTTCTCGTCCTGCCGGAAGGTTTGCCAGAGGGCTGGGACGCCGCAGATGCTCTTGCTGACGATTCCACGTTCGACGTTGAGGCCTTCCTGAAGGATGGAGCGCAGGTCCCGATGGCTCCACCCAAGGACGCGGAGCTGCAGGCTGCGTTTGAGATCGGCGACCCTGCTTCGGAGGACGGTATCGCACGCGTCCTAACGGAACTCTTCGCCCCCGATTGGAAATACTGTGCGGCGTGGGGACGCTGGTACTTCTGGAACGATCAGCGCTGGGTTCACGATCAAATCCTCGCCTTTAGCTATCTTGCCCGGCAGGTGTGTCGCGTGGCATCCAGCTTTGCGAAACTCCCTGGCAGTCGCACCAAAATCGCTAGCGCGACGACAGCGGCCAACGTAGAGCGTCTTGCACGAGCCGACCCGAAACATGCCACGGCCGTCGAGGAGTGGGATGCCGATCCCCGCCTGTTGAATACCCCGGGAGGAATCGTCAACTTGAACACGGGGCAGCTTGAGCAGCATCAGCGGTCTCGCCTGCTAACCAAGAGCACGACGGCTACTCCCGAAGGTGAATGCCCGCAGTGGCTTGATTTCCTGAAAACGATCACTGGCGACGATCAAGAACTGATCGACTACCTCCAGCGTGTGGTGGGCTATTGCTTGACCGGCCTGACGACCGAACATGTGCTGTTCTTCCTCTATGGCACGGGTGCCAACGGAAAGTCGGTCTTCTTGAACGTCATATCCACGATGCTTGGCGACTACGCCAAAAGCGCACCAATGGAGACTTTCATGAGTACGAAGTCCGATCAGCACCCCACTGATCTGGCTGGGCTGCGGGGGGCGCGGTTCGTGTGTGCTACCGAAACGGAGCAAGGGCGTCAGTGGAATGAGTCGAAGATCAAGACGATTACTGGCGGAGACACGATCTCGGCGCGCTTCATGCGCCAGGACTTCTTTGAGTACAAGCCCCAGTTCAAGCTGCTAATCGGAGGCAACCACAAGCCATGCATTGCCAATGTGGGCGAAGCCATGGCAAGGCGAATCCACCTGATCCCGTTTGCGATAACCATCCCATCAGAGAAGCGTGACAAGGACCTGACCGACAAGCTCCTCCAAGAAAAAGACGGCATTCTTGCCTGGGCGATTGAAGGGCACAGGCAGTGGCTGGAGAAGAAAAAACTACATCCACCAAAGGCTGTAACCGAGGCAACGAAAGAGTATCTCGACGCCGAGGATACTGTGGCGCGTTGGATGGATGACTGCTGTGAAATCGGCCCCGCATTCTTTACGTCCTCGAAGGAGGCGTTCCAAAGCTGGAAGAGCTGGGCCGAGAGCGCTGGAGAGTTCGCGGGGAAACAACGCACCTTGTCGAACCAAATCCGCGCCAAGAACTTCAAGCCTCTCACGCAAGACAACACCAGAGGCTTTATAGGATTCGCTATTAAGGAGAAAGTTCCCACGCCTTGGCCACCGAACACCACGCCTGATCTGGCTGATCAAGTATTGGACAATCAACTTTAATCTGCTTCAAATACACAGACTACACATGTTTATATTATCCGCTTCATAGAGCTTTATAAGGGATAGCTACTTGTATACGATCTATATAGGAACGCTGTGTAGTCTGTGTATTACCTACCTGTTTAAGGAAGAGATGATGGACAATATCAAACCACGGAAAGCTCTAGTTAGAGAATGGACGCACAAGGCTGTCGAGGAAAAACTTCACAGAGCCTTTCTTATAGACTGCCTCATGCCGAAGGCTGGCCCACGGGGTCATCTTCGTAGTTGGGCCACCGTTCCTCGCCTTGAGAGAACAGGAGGTCGATGGGTACGGGCTCCACGTCAAGGCGGGCCTTCCGCACACGATGAAGAAGAATGGATCACTACGATGGCTTGGCTGCAATTCCTGCCACGTGAGGATGCTGAGGTGCTTTGGAGAATTCTCTCCGGCGAATGGCAGTACGCAATCGGTAGAGATCTTGGGCGATCACCCAAGCAAATGACGAGATGGAAACAGAAGATATTGCAAACAATTGCAGACCATCTAAATAATGGAGACACCCCGAGCTACGATTATCAGTCCGAGGTATCGCAACAGATACAAAAGCATCGTATTGGAGCGGGAACGGTCTGAGTCTTAGGGAAATTTTTTGTCAGAGCCATAGTAATATCCGCTACGATGGGGAGCGAAGCATGCTCCCCATGTAAAGATTAGCGATAAGCCGCCGCGATCACTAGGCCACATCATTATCCAGTCACGACCAGACAGAGAGGCGACATGAGAAACCTAATTGCAAATAATTGCACGAGAGTCAGTATATTCCCGTGCATTGTAAATAAGTTAATCAGCACGGGTCCTTCCTCGCTAATAAGCTATGTTGGTGGGGGCAGCGCGCAATTTCGCTAGTGCCCCGCTCGAATTTCAGGTTACCGGTTACCGGTTACCACCCAGACAACCAGATGCTCCTTCGACCCGCCCCGCAAAGGCGGGTCTTCTTTTTTCCAGGCCATGAATCCATTACGCATCCAATACCGCGAGGTCGAGGCGTTGATCCCCTACGTCCGCAATCCGCGCACCCACACCGCCGACCAGGTGGCCAAGCTCGCCGCCAACATCGTCGAGTACGGCTGGACCAACCCGATACTGGTCGATGGTAACCAAGGCATGATCGCGGGCCACGGCCGTCTGCTGGCCGCACGCCAGTTGGGGCTTACCGAGGTACCGGTCATCGAACTCGGCTCTCTCAGCGCGACGCAGCGACGCGCCTACCTCCTCTCCGACAACCGCCTGGCCCTGGACGCAGGCTGGGACGAAACGCTACTGGCACTCGAACTCGACGAGTTGTCCGAGGAAGGGTACGACCTCAGCTTAGCTGGCTTCGAGGTCACCGAGATCGAAGAGATTCTGGGCACCGACGTTGCGCTCGGACCTGACGACGAACCCGACACCGCCGCTGACCCGGCAGTGATCTCTGCCCTCGTGCAGGGCGACCGGGAGGTCCTGCCTTACTGGGATGGCTGGCTAAGCTGGATGCGCAACGAAGGCTGGCGGCGATTTGGCTGGTATGTCTGGGATCAAGGGGCAGGCATGCCCGGCGACTGGAATGGCAGGCTCTCTCCCGCCTTCGAGTATGAGATCGCCGCTGAGCGGCTGGGGGTGGCGGCATGAACAGTTCCTGGCTAGCTGACAACATCGAGCAATGGCCCACCGACAAGCTCGTACCGTACGCAAGAAACGCTCGCACCCATTCCGACGATCAGGTCACCCAGATCGCGGCCTCGATTGCCGAGTTCGGTTTCACCAATCCCATTCTCGCAGCCAGCGACGGCATGATCGTCGCGGGACATGGTCGGCTGGCAGCTGCGCAAAAGCTGGGCCTCGCTCTCGTTCCAGTCGTCGTCCTCGACCATCTCACCCCGACCCAGCGGCGAGCACTGGTCATTGCCGACAACCGCATCACCGAGAATGCTGGCTGGGATGAAGAACTCCTGGCGCAGGAACTGACTGCCCTACAGGAAGACGACTTCGATCTGTCGCTGACCGGCTTTGATGCCGATGCGCTCGACGATCTGCTCTACGGCGAAGGACACAACCAAGGAGAAACCGACGAAGACGCGCTGCCCGAGTCTTGCGGCCCGGTAGTCTCTCAACCGGGGGATGTCTGGCAGTGTGGAGAACACCGGGTGCTCTGTGGCGACGCCACCGACCCAGCCGTGGTCGCCACGCTGATGCAGGGTGAC